TGTTTGCTATACCAATTTTCACCACCTTAAAATTTCTCTCGAAAATTTTGTTTTGGGGCTTGACTTTTAATAGTTAGTCTTTCCGTGTTAGTGAGGAGTTAGGAGTGAGGAGTTAGGAGTTGAAGAAGCAGCTTGCGCCGCAATTTTGAAATTATGAAAAGCCTGATATTCAAACCGTGCGCGTTAGCGCACACCATAAACTCCTAACTCCTACTTCCTAACTCCTAACTTAAAAAGCTCCCTGCTTCCACCCGGTGCTGGGGGCGGCGGTGGGTTCGGGGCGGGGCAGGAACTTTTCAATCTCGTTGGCCTGCCCGGTCTCACCGGCGTGGGGGCCGCTCTGCTTGGTGTATTCCCGCACGCCCAGGCGGCACATGCCCTGTGCGCCGACAATTTCGTTCCAGCGGGGGCGGAACGTCTCGCCGCGCTTGCACTGGCCGATGCTCTCAAAAAAGGCACCCAGCAGGCCCTGGGTCTTGGTGTGCAGGTACAGGCGGTGGGTGACGGTGGTTTCGCCTTTGTCGCCGCCATGGATGGTAATGGTCAGCTTGGCCATGCTGCAGGGCGGCAGCTTGGCGCTGCCCTCATAGCGGGCACGCTCAAAGCTCTGCACGGTAAACAGGTAATCGCCCGCAGGCAGCAGCACAAATTCCCGCTGTTCGTTGGTAACCTCGCTGTCCCAGTCCAGGGCAGCATCCGGCATGTTGTTCATATATTCAGCCATGGGTAAATCTCCTTTGTATTAAAATTTGTTGAGGCAACACCGCACAATTCCCGCCTAGCGGCTTAAGCACCGCTCCGGCGGCTGCGGCACGGCATCTGCGTTGCCAAAATGCTCGATAAGACATCCAGTATTAT